TGCATTTGGAAATTAGACCTAGATATCTAAATGATCACCAATTCGGAACAGTTCGGTATGTGGTCGGCGTCTTCTCTAGATTTAGAGTAGAACACCCAAAAGCCCTCACCCCCATCCCCGCTCCCTTGGTTCCCAACACAGGACCAAGAGAGCAAGTTGCAGGATGTTGCCACAGGTTCGGAGTCGACATGCCCGTTTTTGGACCGAAGATTCAAGAATTTGTCGAATTCGCGAAGGCATTCATCCTAAAACTTGAACCACTGCGAGAAGGAGATGTGCCAAGCTTTGAGGACTGGTTGACACGAGGTGGATATCCTGGTTCGAGGATCAGGAATCTGCGGAAACTACGTCAAAGCTTGAAGCATGTGGATGCCAGATTCATGGACACCAAAGGCTTCGTCAAGTTTGAGAGCTACCTCAAGTTTGCCACCGATGCACTAGGTATGATGAATGCTGGAGATCCAAAGGTTGCCCGGATCATCAATTCGTACTCTGACATCTCGAAGGTCATTCTTGGACCATTGATTCATGCGATGGACAAGAACACATTCAAGTGCGGATTTTTTGTGAAGGGCACGAACCCAAGAGAGTGGCCTGCTATGCTCGAAGGATTGTTGGGCACAGACAAGGTCAGTGAAACAGATTTCACTTCCTTCGAGGCACACCACCATGACGAATTTGCCGAGATCATTCACTTCTGGATGATGCACATGGTTCGGAACGTGGCATCAAACAGCATCAAGAGGGCACTTTCGAGAATGGTGAAGGGGGTCAACAGGAACAACATGAAGTGGATTAAGGCCTCAGTGTCGCAGCGACTTATGAGTGGGGCGCTGTGGACTTCATCCGCCAATGGACTTTTGAATCTGTTGATCCTGGCATGGATCAGTCTCCGTGCCGAACACCCAGATCTACCCACATCAGAACTCATTGACTTGTTTCACACCTTCAAGGGTCGTGTTGAAGGTGATGATGGGATATGCAAGTACATTGAGGGAATGGAGAACTACATCAGGGAAGTTCTGGGTGAGTACCCAGACAAAACAACCACCTTGAAGATGGAAGTCCACAGTCACTACAGTCAAGCCAAGTTTTGCGGTATTGTGTGCGACCGCGATACTATGGAGGTGGTGACTGATCCGCTCAAGGTTTTGCTCAATTTCGGTTTGTGCGACAAGCGCTACAATTGCGCACGTGAGAACGTACTCGATGCGTTGAGTCGTTCAAAGGCATTGTCGTACAAGGTGAACTACAACAACTGTCCTGTGATAGGACCATTCTGCCACAAGGTCTGCGATCTAACCAGGTCTGTTGATGTCAGGCACGTATCATCTGAGATGGGCGCCTGGGAACATGAACTGGTGGATCTCGCTTTGAATGAGAAGGTGTGGCTCAAGAAACCCGAGATTGACATGCGCAGTCGAGTGGTTGTCGAGGAGAGGTATGGACTGGCCGTTTGTGAACAACTCAGGATTGAGGAGGCCATCCACAAGTGGTCAAAAGGTCCATTCCTCTATGACTTCACACCCTACTGCAGCCACGCACACGTCGAGCATGCGTTGACACACGTGGTGCGCACACGTGAGAATAGTACTGCAATCAAAACCAAAGTCTTGTTGGCGGATGAGATAATGGTTCGACCGCAGGAAAAATTCACACACAAGCAAGCGCACATGGATCGTGTGTTCCCCAACAAGGAACCACCTGTCGACCTGATGACCCGAGAAGTTGTCTGTGAGTCTGGTTGACGAACCGTAAACGTCGTTTGATACGCGTCAAGTATTCGTTGATACACGCCTGTATCACCCGGGGGGGGTACAATACCCGGGTTACCCATTTTCCCAAG